CAAGTTGTAGATGGCGTAACTACTACTGCTACTCAACAAGAAGCCGCTTACAAGGCTCAGAAGGATGCTGATCAGGCTAAGAATGTTCGTGCTACTCGTGATGCTAAGTTAGCTGAGTGTGATTGGACACAAGTAGATGACGCACCTGTTGATAAGACAGTATGGGCTACATATCGCCAATCCTTGCGTGACATTACAGCGCAAGAAGGATTCCCTTGGACTATCACTTGGCCTGATGCACCATGAGCGATGTAAGCCATGAGCAAATATACGAAAGACTTATTGCTGTTGAAAGCAAGGTTGATCGCATTGACAACAACACAAAAGGTCTTGTAGAAGCCATTGATGCTGCCCAAGGAGCTATTAAAGTTCTTGGGTGGATAGCTTCTATTGCTCAACCAATTCTATGGATTGGTGGCGTTATTGTTGCCGCAGGTGCTGTGTGGCAGACATGGATTAAGAAGTAATGGCTAATGTAAAACAGCAATTAGATATACCTGCTGTTCCTCCTTTGGGGACATCAGGAATTGTCTATTCTCAAGATGTTCAGAATCAGAACAACAATCTTTTGAGGCTGTTTTTTACTAAGTTAGTCAATACTATTCAGTCTTTGAGTGGTCCAAGAGGTGGTAGATATTTAAATATCCCTTATGGGGCATTTCAAGACACAACAGACCAGACTGCTGCATCTGCAAATACTGCTTATGCAATGACGTTGAATACTACAGACTACGCCAATGGTGTAAGTGTTGCTAGTGGTTCAAGAATAACAGTTACAGACGCTGGTATCTGGAATCTTCAATGGTCTGGTCAGTTTGAAAACTCTGATACTCAGATCCACGATGTCCGTGTTTGGTTGAAAATAAATGGAACAGTAGTAACTGGTTCAACTGGTTATATTTCCATACCTAACAGTCATGGTGGAACTCATGGACATTTGATTGCAGGTTGGAACTACTTTGTTAGTTTAAATGCAACTGATTATGTTGAACTTTGGTGGGAAACTGATAATACGGCTGTAAGTATCCAACACTATGCTGCAGGAGGAAACTATCCATCTACAGCATCAGTAATTGCTACAATGACTTTTGTGTCTAACCTACCTACCTGATAGACTACAAATATGGCCTACATTCCTCTCCAAATTCCTCCAGGTGTTTACAAGAATGGTACTGAATACCAGTCTAAAGGGCGCTGGAACAGTTCTAATCTAGTTCGTTGGTATGAGGGTACTATTCGCCCTGTTGGTGGATGGCGTAAGCGTTCATCTACACAATTGAGTGGAATGGCTCGTGGGTTGATTAACTGGCGAGATAATACCAATAACAGACGTATCGGAATTGGTACACATTCAAAGCTATATGCAATGAATGAAGGCGGTACTTTGACAGACATCACTCCAACAGGTTTTACAGTTGGTGATCCTGATGCTGTTTTGAAGATTGGTTATGGCTATAGCACTTATGGCAACTTTGCCTATGGTGTTGCTAGACCAGATTTAGGCCAATACACTCCTGCTACTACATGGAGCATGGATACTTGGGGTCAGTATTTGGTAGCTTGCTCATCAAAAGATGGTAAGTTGCTTGAATGGCAACTGGATACTGGTGTTGATGCCGCAGTAATTACTAACGCACCAACAAGCTGTACTGGTCTGATTGTTACTCAAGAACGATTCTTATTTGCTTTGGGAGCAGGTGGCAATCCCCGTAAAGTCCAATGGTGTGACCAAGAGGACAACACAATCTGGACTCCTGCTGCTACAAACCAAGCTGGTGACTTTGAGTTGACCACTATTGGTTCTTTGCAATGTGCCAAACGAATTCGTGGTGCGACTATTCTGTTTACAGATGTAGATGTACATACTGCAACATACATTGGCCCACCATTTATCTACAGTTTTGAGCGTGTAGGTACTGGTTGTGGTGTTATCTCTAAGCAAGCAGTAGCAGCTACTGACAATGCTTGTATTTGGATGTCTGGATCAGGATTCTGGATATACGATGGCTATGTCAAGCCTTTGAACTCAGATGTATCTGATTATGTGTTCAGCAACATGAACATGACTCAATCATCCAAGGTTTACTGCGTCCATAATTCTGCTTATGGTGAGATTTGGTGGTTTTACCCTAGTTCTGGATCAAACGAGGTAGATTCTTACGTTTCTTACAACTATCGTGAGAATCATTGGGCTATTGGCACTTTGGCTCGTACTTGCGGTACAGATCGTGGAATCTTCTCCAATCCAATCATGGTTTCTACAGACGGATATGTCTATGAGCATGAAATTGGCTTTAATTATGACTCACAGACTATTTTTGCTGAGTCTGGACCAGTAGAGTTAGGTGTTGGTGATAGGACTATGAGTCTGACAGGACTGGTTCCTGATGAAAAGACTGCAGGTGATGTGCAAGTGCGGTTTAGCACTAAGTTCTATCCTAATGCTACTGAATACAATCATGGTCCATATTCAATGGCTAACCCTACTTCTGTCCGAATTAGTGGCAGACAGGTAGCCGCAAAGATTGAAGGCGTGAGATTAACTGATTGGCGAGTTGGTGTTATTCGTTTTGATGGAAAGCCTGGCAGTTTGAGATGATTGACTATGAGAAGTACAAAACTAATGGTGAACTACCATTATGGGCTGTATCTTTTCAAAAAGTAGAGAAAATCTTACAACCTGCTTTAGAATACGATAACACTCATAATTTGCAGGACGTAGCCGACTGTATTGACAGTTGTACGATGCAATTGTGGCCTAGTGAAAATAGTGCTGTTGTCACTCAGGTTCAAAACTTTCCAAGAATGAAGGTTTTGCATATATTTTTGGCAGGTGGTAATCTAGAGGAACTAGAGACACTTACCCCCCATATTCAAAAGTTCGCTGAACACATGGGATGCCAAAGGATCACCCTAACAGGTCGTAGGGGTTGGTCTAGAACTTTTGTATCTAAATTTAACATGAAGCCAACACATTATTGGCTATCTACGGAGGTGTAATTATGTCTGGTGGTTCAAGTCAACAAACACAGCAGCTTGATCCTGCGTTGCGTGATGCTTATTTAAAGAATGTAGAAAGCGCCCAAGGTGTTGCCGGAAATTTGCAAGCACGACAGTTTGCAGGTTTCAACCAAGATCAAACAAATGCAGCTAATATTTATCGTCAATTTGCTGACCCAAATAGCGAAACATTTACTGGTATGCGTGCAGCTTTTGATGTTGCAGGTAAAGCGGCTAATTACAATCCTCAAAATGTAACTGCAGAGCGTTATGCAGGAGCAACAGTTGACCCTGCGGCTTTAGCTGCACAACAAGGTTATACAGCAGCGCAAGCGCAAGGACAAGGCTACACGGCAGCGCAAGCGCAAGGACAAGGTTATGATGCAGAAAGATTTGCTGGTGTAACTGCAGGACCTGCTGAACGTGCCGTAGCTGCTCAGTTAGCTCGTGAGGCTGTTCGTGATGTTGAGGCAGAGCGTATTGCGGCAGAACGAATTGCGGCAGGTAAAGTCACAGGTGCTGATGTTACTTCTGAGGCTTTAGGTCAAATCGCACCTCAAGCTCGTCAGAATGTTCGTGATATTCAAGCTGCATCATTCTTGAATCAGAATATTCAACAGTATATGAATCCATATACACAAGCTGTAACTGAGCAAAGTTTAAAAGACTTAGAGCGTTCAAGACAATTACAACAACAGCAGACTGCCGCACAAGCTACTGCTGCAAAGGCTTTTGGCGGTTCTCGTCAAGGTGTTCAAGAAGCTGAAACAAATCGTGCTTTTGGTGAGAATGCGGCTCGTTTAGTTGCACAACAAAATGCTGCTGCTTATCAGGCTGCTCAACAAGCTGCAGAGTCTGATATTGCTCGTCAGATGCAAGCACAGCAACTTAACCAAGCTCAAGATGCTGCCACTACTCAGCAAGCACTTGCATTAGCAGGTCAGTTTGGTTTGGCTAATCAACAGGCCGCATTGGAGGCTGCTCGTGCCAATCAAGCTACTGGTTTGCAAGCATCACAAGCTAACCAAGCTACTGGATTGCAAGCAGGCATTGCAAATCAGGGTATGGACTGGAATGTTGGTCAAATGAATACCATGAACCAACAGCAAACTGCTTTGGCTAACCAAGCAGCCGCCAATCAAATGGCTCAGTTTAATGCTAGTAATTTGCAACAAGCAGGTTTAGCGTCACAGTCTGCTGCTAATCAAGCGGCTCAGTATGGCGCTGGTGCTCAAAATCAAGCTGCTTTAGCTAATCAAGCTGCATTAAATCAAGCAGGACAGTTTGGTGCATCAGCTCAAAATCAAGCTGCATTGGCAAACCAAGCTGCATTGAATCAAGCTGGTCAGTTTAATGCTTCTGCTTTTAATCAAGCAGGTTTGGCTAATCAAGCGGCTATTAACGCTCGTGCTGCACAACAAGCAGGATTGACTCAGCAAGCAGGTTTGACAAATGCTCAGAACTTCTTGCAAGCTAATCTAGCTAACCAACAAGCAGGTTTGACTGCCAACCAACAGCGTTTGGGTGCTGCAGGTCAGATGTCTAACATTGCTTCTACTGGTCAGCAGATGGGCTTTGCTGGTGCGCAGAACTTGGCAAACATTGGCACTATTCAACAACAGTTCTCACAACAACAGTTGGATGCCATCCGCAATCTGCCATTGGAGCAACAACAGATCATCAACCAAGCATTGGGACTCAATGTTGGTGGTGGTTCTGGAATGCAATCATCTTCCTCATCCAAGCAGGGCTTGCTTGGTTTGCTCGGTCTGTAAGGAGTTTATATGCCATTTAATCTTGGTTTGCTGTCAGATGCGGCACTTACTGGTCTTACTGATGAAGAAAAGAGTAGTCTTCAAAAGCAAGCCACTCAACAGTTCTTGCTTGGTTCTTTGTTAAGCAATGACCCTGCTATGGGTCTGAAGTCTGCTTACTCAGTACCAGAGCAGTACTTGAGTGGTCAACGTGCTATTTCTGAGATGCAAGAGAAAAAGCGCCAGCGTGGTGAAGTTTCTAACTTCTTAGAGCAATACGCTCCAACACCAATGCAAGCAGGTCAACGAGCATTAGCTGCAGAAGGCCGTGGTCCTACAGTTACTGCTGCTCAAAATCAACAAGCAATCTTGAATGCTCCAATTGATTTCAATAGAGCTTTGGCAGATTCTTTGCGTTTAACAGGAAATCCTGCACAACCTCAGATTCGTGAAACTTTGTCTGCCATGCAACCTAAGTTGCAAGACGGATTTATTGTTGGCCCAGGTGGAAAAATTACTGGTTTTGCTCCAAAAGTTGATACAAAAGCAGGAACAGTTACAACTGGATCAATGGTTGACGGACAACCTCAATTTCAAACAAACGTATTGCAAGGTGCGGCTAAAGCTGCTGCGCTTAATACATTGCCTGAGTTGCAAAAAGGTGAGCAATACGCTTTTGACAACAACCAAAATGTAATTGGTATTGTTAATGCAAATGGCGCTTTGCAATCATTGGCAGCAAGAACTGCAACAGAGACTGCAGCTCGTGAAGCTAACATTCCTCGCCCATCGACTACTGCAACTGGCGCTCCTTCATTTACATTTGTTACTCCTCCTGCCATGCAAGGTCAAGGTGGCGCTGTTGCTCAACCAGTAACTGGTCCTAGTACTGCTCAAACTGCTTTGAATGAGGCTTACAAACCTATTCTTACAGATGCTTACAAAGGTTATCAAACTGCTAAAAAGACTGCGCCAGTTATTGACCAACTGCAAAATGCATTTAATAGCCCAAATTTTGATACAGGTGCATTCACCAATGTCAGAACTCAACTAGGTAACGTATTTAATAGCCTTGGTGTATCTGGTGATCGAAACAAGCAGTTCTTAACAAATGCTATTTCAGCTCGTCAGGGTATCAATGCCTTGACTGGTGAAAGTTTGCAAGAAGCTGTTGGTGCAATTTCTAACTTTGAGATTGGCTACTATGGTCAGCGTAATGCTCAGATCACAGATCCAAAAGAGTCTACAAACTTTAACTTAGCAGTATTGCGTGAAGCTAATAAGCGTAAGCAAGACTTCTATAACTTCGTTGCTGATCCAAAGAATGCTGGTCCTGATGTAATTGCCAAATGGGAAGCATCACCACAAGGCCAACGACAAATGTTTGAAGCGCCTGGCTTGCGTAAATATTTGCCATCACGAAAAATTGTAAGTGGTCCTGACAAGGGTAAAACTGCTTATATCTTGCCTAATGGCGATGCAGCGGTGTTTGACTAATGGCTACCAGAGAACAAGTTTTTGAGTTTGCTAGGCAAGAAGCCCAAAGGCAAGGCGTTCCTTATTCTTTGGTGCAAAAGATTGTTGAAACAGAATCTGGTGGCGACTTTAACGCAATAGGTCCTAAAACTAAAACTGGTGATAGGGCTTATGGACCTATGCAGTTGATGTCTGCTACGGCTAAAGATCTTGGTGTTAACAGAATGGAATGGAAAGATAACATCCGTGGTGGTGTTAAATATCTAAGCCAATTAACAAAACAATTTCAAGATCCAACTTTGGTTGCGGCTGCTTATAACGCAGGACCAGGCAATGTTCAAAAATATGGCGGTGTTCCTCCATTCAAAGAAACACAAAATTATGTTGAGAAAGTTGTAGGTACTAACATGGCTACTTATCGTAAAGTTGATCCATCTTTGCTTGGTGAAGATACTCAAGCGCCTAACCAAACTACACAACAACCTGCCAAAATTGATTTAACAGGCATGGCAACTGTTGATAAACCTCAAAACTCTAGGTATCGTGTTATTGACCAATCAATGCTTGGTGAAGCTATTGTTCCACAAACTCCAACAAGACAAAACCAAGACTCTATTGCTCGTCAAGTTGGTTTGACTGCTCGATATGGCATGGAAGGTTTGGGACAAGTAGCTGACATTGTTGGCGCTCCTTTGAATATGTTGATTAATCGAGCAACTGGTAGTCAGCTTGGTACACCTAGTCAGTCAATGTCAAACTTTGCAACTATGCTTGGTTTGCCACAACCACAAACCAATCTGGAAAAAAGCATTGGTAATGTTACTCGTGCTGTAGCAGGTATTCCTGCAACTGGCGGTGTTGGTGGTTTGATGCAACAGTTTGGTGGACAAACAACACAAGCTGTTGGTCGTGGTTTAGCTGCTCAACCTGTAGCGCAAATTGCAGGTGCAACAGTAGGCACAGGGTCAGCAGAAACTGCTCGTAATCTTTTTGATATTCAAAATCCTTTAGCTTTGCTTGGGATTAACTTGGCTACTGGTTTGCCAGCTAGTGCTGTTGCTGCTCGTGCAGGAAATATTCCATCTGGCACTCGTTACCAAGATCCTACAACTGGTCAATTAATTGAATCTGCTGCACAACGTGGTGTAAATATTGATGTTGGCGATGTTGGTGGACCAGGCTCAACTTTGTTGCGTAAAGCTCGTCAGTTTGGCGATACAACACAAGACGCAAACCAAGTTAAATCAGCGCAAGTTCAAAACCTTATTGAGAAAGTAACTGAGCAAGTAAAACCTGCTTCTGTTACAAAAGAAGGTGGTGAAAAACTTGTCATTGCTAAAGACTTGCGTCAGCAATACAGAACTGCAAAAGATAATGTAAGTCCTGTATTTGATCGTGCAGAGAAATTAGCTGGCAATACTTCAATTCCTTTAGGAAACACCAATAATGCAACAATTAATGTTTTGGATCAATTCCCTGCTACTGCGGATACAGCAGTTATCAACAAAGTTATTGAGCGTACTAACAACCTTTTGCAAGCAGGTGGTGGCTCGTATAAAGAGCTTCGTGACCTCCAATCAACAGTAGGCGCTGAACTAAGTCGTGTTCAAAAAGGTGTGCCAACTGGTGCATACAATGAAAAGCAAGTAAATGCTTTGTCTCAGTTGTACAAAGGTATGGCTGATGACGTAGATGCTTGGGCTGCTCCAAGAACTCTAAATGGTCGCCCTGTATATACACCTGCTGGCGCTGAACACGCTCGTGCAATGCAACAGTTTAAAGATACTGTTGTTCCTTTCCGTCAAGACCCAGATATTTACAAATTGGTGTCTAGCAAAACACCTTCTAATGAGATTGACAAGATTGCACAAAGCTTTAGTTTGACTGGCAATCCTGCAACTGCTGAGTTGGCTGTTTCTTTGATGTCTCCAACAGGCAAACAAGCTGCTCAGTATTCAATTCTGAATGAAGCAAGAAGCAAGGCGATTAATGCAGATGCTGCAGCAATGTTGTCTTCACCTGCATTTACTAGAACTCTTAATTTAGGTAGATCTGAATTACCTTCTGCACAACGAATGGTAATGGGCAGTACACCAGAAGTAATGTCAGAAGTTGGTTTGTTACGAGACATTGTTGATGCTACTCGTGGCGCTGTTACTCCAAAAGTTGCACCACAAACTGGCGCTTTGAATGTTCCTTTGATGACTACTGGTATGGGTGCAGGTGCGGGTGCAGGAGCTGCTACATCACTAGGCTTTGATCCAACCTTGGGTGCAATGGCTGGTGTCACATTAGTTCCACCTGCGGCTAATAGACTTGCTAATGTATTGGGAAGTCAAACTGGCACACGATATTTGCTTGGAGAGCAATTGCAAGGTGCTGGTGGAATGGGTGGAGCTATGGGACAAGGAATGAATGCTGCGACAACAAACCCAGAAGATTTCTTCCCATCTGCAACAGGTCTTTTAGACTTGTTTAGATAATATGAAAGACTGGCTGCTTGCAACCATTGCGGCAGTCAGTATGGTCTGCCTCATCATCTGGTGTGTCTCTGTGATGATTTGGGTTTGGACATGATTAGTTTTTTACTGGCTGTATCTATTGAATACAGGTGTGTTAAGTGGGCTTGGGTTGGAGATGTTTACAACCGAAAAGTCTACTGTATTGAATGGAAAAAGGTAGATAAGAAATGATTCCTTTAGATCCGATGGCAGCACTCGATGGCTTACAAAAAGCCATTGGGATGGTTAAGAAGGCCAGTAAGGTTGCAAATGACCTAGCTGGTCTGACGCCAATGATTGGCAA